GGAAGTTGTCACCTACGTTCACGCCGCCGCCATACCATAGATCGGCAACTGGGTTCTGGCTGCTGTTGTAATCAGCATAGATACCAGATGCAATGGTGTTCTCTTTGGTAGGGTATATCCTGAACCTTGGCATGAAGCGCTTTCCTAGTAAATATCCCTCTCATTTTAATGAAACACCTTATCAAAGAAGATAGTTGATTTTAGAAAAACAATGCTTTTTTTCTAAAAAGCAGAATTCACTCTATTTGTGGATGTGTTCAAAGCGTATAAATACAGACTATATCCATCAGAGGCTCAGAAAGAGCTTTTGAACAAACACATGGGCGCATGTCGTTTTCTATACAATCTTGCCCTTGAAACAAAACAAGCAGCATTCACAGGAGCCAAAGTCAACTTGAGCCGCTTTGATCTTCAAAAACAACTGCCTGATTTGAAGAAAGAATGCCCATGGCTCAAGGAAGTCAATAGTCAATCCTTGCAATATGCTTTGGTCTGTCTGGACGCTGCTTATAAGAATTTTTTCAAAGGAAGTAGATTTCCCAAATACAAGAGCAAACATGGGAAGGCATCGTTCGGTGTGCCGCAGAATGTTGAAATGAACACAGAAGATGAATTGCTCGTAATCCCCAAGTTCAAAGAAGGAATAAGAGCAAAAATCCACAGAGAGGTTAAGGGAGAAATAAAAAGCGCCACATTGAGCAGGTCCAAAACGGGCAAGTATTTTGTTTCCATACTCGTTGACACACAAATACCTCAGCCGCAAAAATCTCCGATTACCGAAGCAACATCAATTGGCATAGACCTTGGACTTAAACATTTCATTACCACATCAAGCTGTGAAGCAGTTGACAATCCAAGACATTTGAAAGCCGCATTAAAGAGATTGAAATTTCTACAAAAGAAATATTCGCTATACAAAGGAAAGAGAACAAAAAAGAAGTTGACCAAACAGCATGAGTTGGTTGCTAATGCAAGAAAAGATTTCTTGCATCAATTATCCTCTCGGCTGATTCGTGAGAACCAAACGATATGCTTGGAGGATTTGAATGTGAAAGGCATAATGGCTCGATGTGAATCGAAAGTGGATGAGCAGGGCAAATATCTTCCAAACGGACAAGCAGCAAAGAACGGTCTAAATCGCTCGATTGGTGATGCCGGATGGTCGATGTTCGTTGAGTTCCTAACGTACAAAGCGGATTGGTACGGAAGGAACATCGTTCATATTGGTCGATTTGAACCATCTTCAAAAACATGTTCTTCTTGCGGACACATCAAAAGAGATATGACCTTAAAAGATAGGACATGGACCTGTGATGAGTGCGGAGAAAAACACCACCGTGACGTAAATGCCGCGAAGAACATCAAGGCCATGGCCTTGCAAAAAGCCGTCTGTGGAATGCAGACCAAAACTCATGGTGAGTTGCCCACGCTGGTGGGAGCATTGACCCATGAAGCTCAGAAATGAGTAATTCACTCGACCTTCCTATTTAAGGTAAAGAGGATAAAGATGCCCATTGGCCTTAATTTTCCCTTCAAGGACACGGACACTGGTGGAATAATCAGGCCGACGTTCTCTACGCGTGAAAGTACGAAGAGCAATCTGATAGCTTTCTTGACGCTTAAGAAAGGGCAAAGACCTATGCGGAACGACCTTTATTCGCCCTTATATGACTTCATTTTTGAGCCATTCGACTCAATATCCGAAAAGGAGATGATGGAGGCATTGGATGTGAAGCTGAAGAAATACTTTCCAGAGATCGAAATGGAGGAGACCATCATGAACTTCTTTGAGGAGACCAATGTTCTGGAAGTGAAAATCGTCTATTCCATCATTGATTTCGGCGGGCAAAAAGACACTTTAACCCTAGAATTCGATAGAAATCAACAGCCGCAGTAATGGAAAAAGTACAGGTAAACTATCTGGATAGGGACTTCAACACGGTAAGACGGGATCTTATTGATTACTTGCGCACGTTCTTCCCTGATCAATGGCAGGACTTCAACGTTGCATCTCCGGGCATGGCCCTATTGGAGCTTAATGCATACGTTGCTGACCTTTTGAGCCATGTGGCCGACAAGAAGTTCATCGAGCTTTATTTGGATGGAGCAGAGAGCAAGGAAAGCGTCTATAGACTGGCAAAGACCAAGGGGTATAAAGTTCCGGGCGTCCGTCCAGCCCTCTGTTTGATAGACATATCCATCGAGGTTCCGGCCACAGCCGATGGGCCCGACCCTAATTACTTGCCTTTGTACAGGAGAGGCGTTCAGGTAAAAGGCGCTGGTCAGGTCTTCGAAACCATAGATGACATAGATTTCTCATCGGACTTTTCAGAGGAAGGAATAGCCAACAGAACGATCGAGCCCATACTGAATGGAAACCAGCAGTTGGTCAAGTATAGGATATTGAAACGCGAGAAGATCAAGGCTGGAGTCACCATCATACACAAGGAAAACGTTGGAGAAAGGGGCGGTATTCCGTTCTTGCAGTTGGAACTTCCTCAAAAGAACGTTCTTGACATTGTAAGCGTTGCTGTCATGGGCGCTTTGGACACGGTTCCTGCTGTCCCAACAGAAACCACTTTCAGCGATACGAACTACAAGTATTATGAAGTAGACTATCTTCCCAACAACAGGATCTTCGTTGAGGACGATACGGTATCTGCAATAAACGGCATTCAAACCGGACAATGGCTTGAGGTGGGAAAGAGGTTTGAAAAGGAGTTCAAATCAGACGGCTCTTGCATACTTACTTTTGGAGGAGGAGAAGAGGATTACGATGCATACAGTTCGTATCTATCATTTCTGTCAGGAAGTGAACTTTGCAGAAATGACACCAACCTGAACATATCGGACATACTGGATAATGGCGCCCTTGGCCAAAAAATAGCCATTGACTCCACCATCTTCGTAAAGTATCGTGTTGGCGGAGGCGCCTTGAGCAATGTGGGTGCCAATACCCTGACGGACGTAACCAATATCGATCCCGTTATTTCTGGTCCGGATCCAGCCCAAAATAACCTTGTTGTATCCTCAACTCGTGTAAACAACCCAATACCAGCGCTTGGCGGCAAAGGACTGCCTTCAGTTGAGGAAATACGCTACAACATAGCGGCCAACCATGCCGCTCAAGAGCGTTGCGTTACTTTGAATGACTACATCTCAAGAGCTTATCAATTACCCGGAAAGTTCGGAGGACCATTCCGCATCCACGCCACCACAGAGGACAACAAGGTCAAGATGTATATTCTTACCAGAGATGGCAATGGCAAGCTGGTGGCATCATCAACAAGCGTCATCAAAGAGAATCTTGTTACCTACATGACCCGATATCGCATGATCAATGATTTCGTGGAGATCAACGACGGGCGAGTCATCAATCTTGAGGTCAATGTCGATCTTTTCATTGACAGAAATGGATTCGCTCCAAGAGAGGTTAAGCTAACAGCCGCCAATGTGATCAGGGATTTCATGGATGTTGAACGCTGGCAAATGAACCAACACCTGTATGTTTCACAGATGGTGGATGCCCTCAGAGAGGTTCCGGGCGTCATCAACGTGGTGAACATCGATTTCTACAACCTTGAGGGAGGCGGATATTCCAGCACTCTTATCAGTCAAGCAATAGGAGAAAGGACCCAAATACCTGAAACAGGAGGGTTCAGAACCAAGATAGAATTGATGGACAATGCCATCTTTTCCACCCCGATATCCATGTTTGAGATCAGGAATCCGTCACGAGACGTAAAAATTCGTGTTGCATAATCTTTCTTTGGATTATTTATCTCACACATTACATTTATGTATGAGAAAAATATCTGAAGAGAAACAGCAAGAAATCGTACGACTATACACTGAACAAAAGCTATCAACCACGCGGGTTGCTGCACAAACTGGAGTTAGTTCTACGTGTGTTTCAAACATCATTAAGCGACATGGTTTGATACCACGCAACATCTCTCAAGCTAAGTCGGGTGTTAAACGTGGAACAAGGCTTCCAGTTGATGAAATTATTCGCCTTTACACATCTGGCAAATCATCCATTGATATTGCACGTCAATTGAACATATCAAAGTTCGGCGTTCTTCGTACACTCAGAAATCACAATGTGCCTAGAACAAATGTGTACGAGCCCAAGAGGAAACATGCATCTATTTATGATGCAATAACGAAGGCGTACGCAGATGGCATGTCCATGAATGAGGTTGCTTCTTTGTTCGAAGTTTCATACGGACTGGTCTCAAGAACATTGAAAGCAAAAGGCGTTACAAGAACTTATATGAAGGGAAAAAGTCAACTAGGCAAGCCAACTTCAGAAGAGCAGAAAACCAAGCACAGAGCTACTAAAAGATTACGCAAAGAACAAGGTCTTTACGACCACATCTATCTCAAGCGTACAGGTTACACATACTCTGAATTCCAGAAGAAACGTCCTGCGTTCAAGAAATACCATCAGCAAGTCAGGTCCACAACTCAATCACAACCACTGCATCTGCTAGAGAACTACGACAAAAGAGGCAAGGCTGGACAAGACGGAGCTTATCACATAGACCACAAGTTCTCTGTTATAGAGGGGTTCAAGCAAGGGGTTGATCCAAAGGTGATTGGTCATATTTCCAACCTGCACATGATTCCATGGGAAGTGAACATGGTTAAACAAGGAGAGTGCTGGATATCACTACCCGAATTGATCAAGCTGTACAAAAGCACAATCGACTCATAACCTGTTTGTTTCTGTATTTGTGAAGTTCATATTTATGTGAAACTGCACATACATGCGGGAAGAGATTAAGCTAAAAACATTCAAATCCGGTACGACGATCAACTTCTTTGATACGATGTTGAAGCCAAACGGAGTTGACATCTATCCTGCTTTTGTGTTGTTTAATGATGTGAACCAACCTGTATATATTGGAACCTTCGATGGGATTCCAATGTGGAGGGATTCTGATAACAATCATGTTCCGCTGGAGAGTTTGGGACTTCCATTCATAACGGGTGGAACCAGATATGACGAACTCCCATACTCTTTGAACGATGGTCAAAAGCAAAGACTGTCTGTCAAGTGGTCTGAAAGCATGGCGCTTGCGACCAGCGGACAATCGATATCACACACGCTGTTCAAGGATGTTCTTCTTGATGACATGTTCATAGATCTTGGTATCCACAGGTCATACGGAACCCTTGACACGTTGAGCCTGTATAACAACATGACCAATAGCTTCCCGGTACAGGAGTCTGAAACGGGTACTGTTTTCGGGAGATTGGTCGCCATACAGAAGCTTATTGACAATGAGGGGAACAACATCTCTATTCCTCTTAAGAACGTGCCTATTGGCATTTTCAATCCGACAGAGCAGTTTCCCTCTCCAGCAAGTGTTGATGAGAACGGCAACAGGATAACCCTGAACTTAAGGGAATCCTCCCCAGCCACAGCCTACTTCAACATTCAGTCATACACAGCGGACACAACAAACTATCTAAGAAGCGGAAGTGAGTTCACAGCCGTTCCGCAAGAGTATAGATATGTTACCACAACGAATGAAGAAGGCGAGTTCGTCATTCACAATGTGCCAATTGGTACACAGACCCTGTTCTTTGAGGTTGATCTGTTCAAGCAAGGCCTCACTCAAGATGAGATAGCGCTGAACTTCTTCCCATTCCCCGCCGACGATACCCCGAACATATCAAGGTTGCCTAATCTTTTCTTCAGGCAAGTGCCAATCGATGTCGTTCCAACATGGGGTACGGTACAAACGGGATACACTGAGGTCAACGTGTCCGTAGACCTTGATCTGAGAAAGTGGGCAACGTATTTCATTGAGCAGGTATCCTTTAACGGTCTTGATTTTGACGAGCTTCAAAGAAGAGGGTTCGTATCTCCGTTGAACATAGACATCAGGAACATGGCAAAGGAGGGATATCCACAAACGAAGTTGCAGATCGTGGAGATCCATGACATGATCAATCGTGACCCTGACCACGTTCTTCTTTGGGAAAATGAGTTCCCTCAACTCAAGAGAAGAGCGGCCTTTTACACACAAGGTTATCACGCCTTCAAGCTACCAGCGAATATGTATGACCCTGTTGGTAGAAAGACAGACCAGAACGGCTTTCCAACAGGCTCGAAGGGCGTGTGGCTGGCTGGATATCAGATGTCCATGTATTACAAGAAGACCATATACAGGAATACCGGATTAAGCAAGTTCAATACGGCTGACAACATTGTAACGCGTGATCATTTCAATCTGAACAAAGGCAATGCGGACATGTCCTTGCCAAACACTTCTGCGGCACCTCTTTTGGGAGATTTCCCGTACGAAAGAAGGTGGGATCACATATACCCAGAGCCCTACTCAATACCACATGTTCCAACGCAGCCGAACCCTGATTACAATGTTCTCAACTCTCTGGGCAAAAGATGGCTGGAAAGACCTAGATTCTTGGATGGGGACATAGCCGGAAGTCCGTTTGATCAGTTCTTGAACTCATCAAATCCATATGGAGGAACTGGAGGCTATGGTGCTGCAAAAGACAATACGAACAACACGTGGTTTAAGACCGATTTCTCCAAGTATGTCACATGCAATTATGTGTACAACTATGAGAATACGGACAATCCAAATTCGTTGTATAGCAATGCATACAAACCGAATGATGCAGGATTCCCTGTTCAACCGCTGGAGTCAAGAGTTCTAAATGGAGAAAAATACCAACGCGTAGAGTGTGGATATGGCTATTGGCTGAAGCCTGAAGGGTGGCCGAGGATCATCCGATATGCTGGCTTCAATGGTCACGATGCCATTTATCCATACGACACAGAAAGGTCGAACCAACGTGTAATACCCGGCAACATAAACTTCCCCGGTGATGAAACGTATTCAATAGCTCCATACAACACTTCATTTGAGTTCCTTAGCACCACTTCAGGCAAAAAACTGTTTCTGCACTTTGGCACCGAGGCCAACATCAAGGAGGGCTCTCTCGACATATTCCGTATAGTGGACCCAAGTCCTCAAAATCTGAATCCTACCACACCAACTTTCGTTGAAACGTTTACCAACTATAGGTTCAATTCCTTCTACTTCCAGCGCGGAAGAGATTGGACCAGCAGGCTCTTCATGGGAATAGACAACTCAGGCGGAAGTAATGGTAACGTATTCTGGTCTAACGGTGGTGCTGGTTGGGAAATGTCCATAAATGAAATGCGATTGACCATACGCAACTCTGGTTCTCTAACGGTCGACTTTATGGGAAGAAGACTTGCTCCGGGTTCATCAGCAGAGTTTTTCGGCTCTGAACTCAGCAATACTGGAACATTTGAGAACGGCGTGATGACATTGCCCGGCAATTTCGACTTTGACTACAATGATTTCAAGTACAGGAAAACAAAGTACGACTTCACGTTCACGAACATCAAGCTCTATAACGGAGAGGGCAACTTCTTTGCTGGAGCCGCTGTACAAGAGGGGCCTACTCATAACAGAGACTTGATGCAGATGGTTTTGGACGCTGGGCCAGCTTCTTCAATACCAAATGCACACCTTAGGTCATACCTTCTGAATGTAAGAACGATATGCAACGATCGCTCAACCGTCATAGTTTCCGGCATGGCATTCCCTAACCCCGACCAAGGTGGAGGTAGAGGGGACCCATTCTGGGGAGCAAGGTTTTGGCCATCCAGCCTTGTAATATCATGTCCATTAGGGGTTCCATATAGAGAAGATTCATTGGGTGAGTGATGAAGAACAAGATCAAAATATTGCTGCCAGAAGAGCGTAGTGTCACTTCCGAGAACGTTGACCTTTTCTTGAACTTGGACCTGAATGTTCAATTCAGTGAGTTCAAAAAGGAGAGGTTTGACAATGACTTTGACCTTGCTGCCCAATTCACCAAGGAAAGAAATCAGTCGCGTGATTTCATCATCTATGGAGAGATAGATTCCACCGTCATTGATTGCGTTGGAGTCCCGATCCGCGTATACTCTGACCCTGATCATACCAACTTGATCAATGTCATAACCACAACAAAACTATCCTATGACACTGATAATGTATTTGGAAAGAAGAAGGGCAAGTATTACATCAAGCTGGTAAACTATCAGCATGAGTCGGTATACTTCAAGATACCAAGCAACAACTTTTCCTACAAAGACCAGAAGTGGTCCCAAAAGCTTGTCTTCAGAGATGCCGATAACAACATAATCCCATATGGAACTGAAACGGTTGATGTCAATATCGATGGCACCATTGTTCAGATCGACAACAACTTCCCGTTCTTCTTCAATAAGCATTGGATACGTTTGAACTACAATTTCATTGAAGAGAAGAAGGCCAAGATATCGTTCAATATCAATTCTCAGACCTTTCAAGAAGGTCAAACAGGATTTGTCAATGTGGTTCTGGACAAGCCAAGTCCTTTTGGTTTGGAGATAGCCACCATAAACATGAGGGAGAACAGCGCTTTGTCCGATTTCATTGTTGCACAAACATTCAATGATGTTGGATTTGGGAATGACATTATCATAAGCGCACCCAACAACTTCCCTGAGTTTGCAAACAAGGCGACTTTCATATCTCAGATACCAGTTGATAAGGTTCATTTGATACAGGCTGGACTTGACATACGAGTGATAAACGGCAGCTATGCGGGCTACTATTCAATACTGAGCAGTTCTCCCGTTACTTTCGGAACCACACCAGACCTGTATTTGATAATCATCAGTGCGGATTACAACGAATTCGGCACCAATGGTGTGCCCATGAATTTCAGGGTAGGCACGATGCCCGACATCACGTTCGAAATGAATGGGGTACCAGTTGACTTTCCATTCACTACCTATTGGGCAGCAAATGAAATAAGCAAGACCATCTCTTTCACGGCAAATACTGATTTTGAAGTTGAGTTCACGGAGTTGGTCACTTTGGAGTTGACCAATTTCCTCAATGTAAGAAAGGGCAAAATACCAGAAACGAAGATCATATTCGAGAATACAACGCCTAGGAACTACGTGCAATTGTTTTTTGGTCCAGCCTATGAGAACTATGTTCATTTCACAGGTCGGACATACAGCTTGTTGGGCATTATACAGCCCACCACGATGCAAAGCCCATCAGTTCTTAGGAATGGCTATAGGTTTGAGAACAGGAATGAGGAGTTCTACCCCAGTTCTGGCTATCTCTTGAAGGTAAAGAATGAAGGTGGAAGAACAATATTTCCTGCCAACCCGAACTTAGGCATTCAAGAGGATACCATATTTCCAGTTGGAGATATCAAGAGAATACCAATAACCACTGTGTTCGCCGGAGCACAGAAGCACAAAATAAGACTGGCATTCCCCTTCAACTATCAAGTATCAACAGTCATAAGTGGAAGTTCAGATTCCTTATTCTACAGCATAAACGGCAAGAAGACCTATGCCGTCAGCAGGGGGTATTTGTTCTTCAAGAGCATGATCACAGGCTCTGGATTTGACTGGTGGAATCTGTATAACATAGAAAAGCCATTTGATTATGAGCTTAACGATACGGCTTTCACAGTGACGCTTACATCAAAATCGCCCGGAGTCAAGTTGGATTTTGGAACAAATGATTTCTTGGTGACAGCCACAACGTTAACAAACTTCGTGGAAAAGCCTCAAATCGAACAAAGCCTTATTCTTCTTGCTAATTCTGAAGAGAATACACAAGCAAGGTATTCTTTCTCGATAGAGAAATCAGGGTATAGAACGCTTAATATACCAGTCAATCCCATCACCGCTGGACAGTCGCCAATACCATATTATTTGGTCACCAGCTATAGTAATATCCTTCGCCCTTACTATGATGACATGCAGCAGCCATATTATGGCTCTGCTTCCACCATAGATGACCAGAGCCTGATGTATGGACAGATAGATTTTGCCCAACCATCATATATGCCCAGAGGAACTGCCATCATGAATGGTGTTGCGCTATTGTCAGATGGCATCATTCCTTATTCAAGAGAGAACTTGACGAGTTATGGTCTTGGTGAGGGTCAATTCATGGCTGGATTCTTCCCGCAAAGGATAGACCCGATTATTGGCACCTATGAAATAGTGGCGCAAGCGCCAAGTAGAAAGGTCATAGACCTTACCATCCCATACGACCCAACGTTCATAAACAACTATTATAGAGGATTTGACTTCAAGTTCGGAAACCTTGGGGATGAAACTGTTTTCAGGTTCAGTGGTGTTGGAATAACATACAGAAACCAAGCTCAATGGTGGTGGACGAACATCGTTCCAACGAGAGACATAGGAGGGATTCTTCTTTCAAATGCCACGGTTCAAGAGCGGTTGGACATAGGAAATGTTGGCAACTCAATATCTGAAGGGCCTGTTGCTGGATCGCTGTTGGATTTTAATACGATCAGAATGGTGTCAAAAACTGAAGGACAGGACTTTACAATAGAAAACCTGATACAATACCCGACCAGTCCAGCAAATACGCATATATCGTTCGAAGTCATTGTTCCTCATGTCCTTGTTGGCGACATAAACCCAAGCAACAATGGATTGGGAGGGTTTGCCGTCACACTTTAATGGGGGTCATATTTATGAATGACCATGTTACACACAGAAGGGCAACTCCCAAAAATCACCATCTATGTTGATGTAAGGCCGACCAGTGCATTTACACAAGGATATGCCTTTGTGAATAGTTCTGGTGACGTATCAGAAATACCCTTTTCTGACTTCTGGCTCAATATCCCTCTATACAAGCATGCGACAGTACTGGAATATGTCGATGTCCAAAAGGATAAGCGCATACAAAGCATAGAAAGACAAGAGATAAACCCATTCTACTTGGAATACAAGTTCTTTGATGACGTTGTGAAGAACAAGGTGAACAACGGCTCAGAATTGACCGATACCATGGTGAACTTCATTTTGTCCAAAAGGAATGACATACAGGGGTATACAAATGAGCAGGTAAGAGATTGGTATGACTATATCGGAAAGAACGAGTTGCCTTGGACGGCATCAGATGGTAGCAAGGTAACGGCTGATGATATAGAGAAATCGCAGGTCATTCTCAATAGCATCGTATCAAAGGCGAATGTTTTGAAAATCGATATCCATCAATAATGCAATACCATAGGATAAGATTAAATGAGTCATTCAGTTCATCAACGGTTCCATTCTCCACGGAACTGAGGTATTCGAATGGCTATTATGCCTATGGCAATACGCTGGGAGGCGGCATAGTAACGCGATTCAATGTCAGGTCGTTCCTCAACGATAGGAGGAATCAAGTCATCATCAATGATTTCATTGCTTATCTAAGTGCCACAACAACAACGGACGAACTTGTTAAGGTTCTGGGAGATGATGAGCAATTGACAACGATATTCAATCAGTTCTATGAAACAACTGTCATGGCCGGATCTCAGACGCCATCCTCAGTGGTGACAAGAACCATGGCAAATGTCAGTGGTATCACATATTACCAGACCCATTATAACTGGGATGGAACCTCCACTCCGAACGGTCTTAACAATATCCCATTGGGAATAGATGGAGCATCTAGGTCTTTCAATACCGCTTCAGTAAGCTCAAGATTCTCAGATGATGAAGGATATTACATACCAGTTTTTATCAAGGAGACATACGATGAAATGTCAAAGCATTCATATGATTCATGTCCCATCAAGATAAGTCTTTTGCTGAGACCTGAACTTGGTTTACCTGATTCATTTACAGAAGCTACAGTAAGCAGAACTGCTGGAGATGAAATGCTAAGGGTAAGAAACGAGACGGTTAGTAGACAGGCTTCTGAGCCGCTTGCAGCAAGATTCATAGTGCACGGAAATGAATTGGTAAGTCGATGCTATAACTCCTCCTGTGTTGATAATCACTACTGTGACATTCTATATTTCACGAATCAAAGATTGGCGCAGATCAATGTTATTGACACTGAGCACATCATAGGCTTAATAGGCAGTAACCCCGCTCAATTGACGCCAAGAATGGTTCTGGATGTACTTATCAATGAAATGGTGAAGAACGGTGAACCAGTAGCTTATCCGATATTCTCATGCATAGTTGAATAATGGAACAATCAGTCAAAATACACACCATACTCAACTGTTTCGTTGACCTCAACCTTGAGACCAATGAAATGTTCCCATATGATGTGAACATTCTTAGTGTATCGCTGGATTCGGCCAATTATACCACAGAAGAAGGCGGTACCCTTGTTTTCATAGTGCGCTTGAATGAGCCAAGCGCACTCGGTATAGAAGAAGCAACGGTTATCATATCAAATCGCACCACGAGCAACAGTGACATAGAAATCAGCGGATTCCCAGTCAAGATCACGTGGCAAGAGGGTGAGCAGGAAAAAGTCCTGTCGGTGCCTATAACAAGGGATTTCATTGAGGAATCCGATGAGCAGTTCATGATAGGCCTGACCAGTCTGGTCAATCTTGTGCCCGGAGATTTCATTCAAGCAAACGTGGTTGTTCAAGATACCACTGAGCTTCGTGTTATTCGAATACTTGCCGCCAACACCAATACCTTGACCATTCCAAGGCTTGATCCCAATTCAACTGTGTTTGACGGAATTGCAAGAAGTGCCGTAGGCAATACCCTTGTCAATCGAAACGGGAACTTTGGAAGCAGCAACTTCATAGAACAAAGAACAGGGAACGTCTTAACGCTTACGACTCCGAATTCTCAATTCGGCAGAACCAATAATCTAGCGACCTTTAGCGTCATAGAAGGGGAAAGCGTGAATGTTGACATAGGCCTTGATCAACCGAGCGAATACGGTGTTGAGAGAGTTGACGTAGCCTTGTATTCAACTCTTGAGGATGGCACACAAGTGGAAAGCCCTCTTGTGATAACAAGTACGGAACGCCTAGAATGGTCCATAGGAGAGCAGTATAAGACGGTTACAGTAACAGCCTTGCCTTCTTCTCAATTTCAAAGCAGAAGATACATGCGTTTGGAACTGCGAAATGTTGAGAATGCGTCTCTTAATAACATGAACACGAATTCCGTTGAGATCGTTGTTCTCAGCCCATTAGTGGAAAGAAGGTTTTCAACGATCAACTTCGGAAACATCTATAGGCAGAGAGGCTCAGTTCTTTCAAGTGATACCAGCCATTCAGAAACAGAACTGGAACTGAGAAAGATATCTGACAATCAGACCACCAACACGACAACTCTTTACTGGCTTGTTGAACTCGGAACCTCGTATATTGATCAATACAATAACCCGCTGCTGTCTGAGTCAAGCAACTATCCAGCATGGCCAAACTATTACTTTGGCGTTGACGAAAACGGAAATCCATCCCAAGTTGCTCTTAAAGTGACCAACTTGGGGATAGGCGATGTACAATATGGCAACAATACATACGGGCCGAACGAGAGCTTTTATGTGACGATGGCAAGAGACGCAACGACCATCGTTCTCCCCACAAACGACTCCATCCTGTACCCCGGTGACATAATCACTCCTGACAATATCGTAGTGACCGCAAGGACGTTCTCAGAGTCCAGATATGCATTCTCCTTATACGTCTCTCTTCCGCAATTTGCCATAGCGTATGGACTCGGAACATCTGGGCCGCATGGATTCCAGTTAAGGACAGATTCCTCTTTTAACAACTTGTACAACATAGGCGAATTCAACTTGCCCAATTATCGGACTGTAAGCCTTGCAAACGCAAATGCATCAGCCCTGTACTCAACCTATAGGAACGTCAGGACCAGATACAATGGAGTAACATGCACAACATCATTTATTGGGGTCAACAATGTTCAGGATGTAAGAGTTAAGGGCTTGATACTTCTAAGCCTGAACAGCTTGAACACTGAATTTGTCGGACATGAGATTCGACCTGATAATCAGTTCAATCCCATCTGCTCATCCAATGCTGGAACAACTGGTGGGCTAACTTGGTCATCCATACCTTTCGAAATCGTATGATAGGCATATTTACCATAAACGCACTGGCATGTCAGTAGGACTATACGGTAACAAAAGGTTGGCGTCAATAGACTTCAATGATGTTGACATTCTTTATGCCTACTCGCCGTCAAGAGAACAGCTTGGGGACACTCAATTCACCCCCCTGTTCGGTAGCGTTACCGAAGCGGAGTTCAGAAAGCTTCTTGGTGCGGATGGCGGCTATAAGCTGAAACTACCCGCCACCGTGTTCAACAAGCTTGGTTTTTACTTCATACTCATTAAGCCAAAAAGCTTCAGAACCAACATAGTTGATTGTTCTTTTGTGGTCACCAACAATGACACGGAGATACAGATATCGAAAAGAGGGATAGTCATACCGAAACTCCAATTCCAAGGAAGCGGAAGTCTCATAGGCTATCAATTGGAGTACTTCGATGACAATGGCAACAAGATCAAGAACCTTCATAGGATAATAACATCCAGCGATGTTGTCTCTGTTAGTACGAACAACAATAATTCAAATGCCAATTCAACAAGCTATGTGTTGAATTCGAATGGAAATTACCTGTTTCTCACTCTGACACCTGATGAGGCCAGCTTGATCTCAAATGAGCAAAAAGCCGATCTAGGAAGAGCCGGGCAGTCAATTCTATTGTCCAACACCTTCTTTGACCCTACCATGATAGAGGTGGAAATGGTCAACCAGACATTGGAAACGATATCATGGCAACTGGGCGGCAATTCAGTGCGCAATCTTGAAACCGGGGAATACTCCGTGTTTGATGACCAAGGAAATCTGTACAAGCAATACTTGCTCCTGACCAGAAAGAGTACGTTCAACAACGGAAACCTAGACATCAGACAAGAGATCAAGGACATCAATCTCAACCAGAGCTTCGACGATATTTCGCAAGGCATTTAACAAGGTTCATTGGCCTTGTTATGAACTCCTGTCGGCTTTGGCTGTCCTGATGGTCATGCAACCACCAATTCCTCGACAAACTCAACGTATTCCGTTACCTCATCTGTCGGGCTTATGTCGCCTTCGATCCTGAATGCATCTACGTTGTCAGACAGTTCGGTTATGACCTGCATGGTTATGGAAATAGGCGTTATTGTCGTGATCAATTCATTGTCCAATACGCCAGTTATCGTTACGGGCACTATTTCTGATGCTGGCATTGTGTCCAGAACGCCAGTTATGGTAGCTGTTATCCCGCTTTGTGCAGGGGACTGTGGAACCTCTGTTTGGAACTCACTGCCTGCATTGATGCCATACTTGTATACGAATTTCTGCCTATTGTAAACGGTGTTTCTGTATACTGTTCCTTGCGTTTTTAATATCGAAGTAGCAGGTATGAACTGCTCTGAATAGGCAAAGAAGTTCAACTCTATAAGCTGTAGGAACCCTTCCAGCTTTCTCATGTTCAAGTGATTCGATTCCGGCTCACTCATGAGATAATAGTGCATGTAGATGTTCCTTAGCTGCCTGTAGTGGAACGCCGTATGGTCTCCTGTTCCGGTTTTTCTGGTCGGCACATCAACATTCGACCTGTATACGAAATCGACATATTCTGCCAACGTCATGCCCGTTATGGATTCCGGATTCACCAGATCGCAGTCCTCTAGGGCATATTCGAATGGAACGTTCATGTTCTCGAATTGGAATGGCAATTCGGAACCCCAAACCCAGCATGTTCCACTTAGTTGATAGTAGCTGAACACATCACATTCAATTGACTGCGCAGGATCCAATGCACAATCAAGATACTTTGTGTTCACCACATCATTTGTTATGAACTGTACGCTATCGCCTGTATATGTCTTTATGTTATCAACCCTTAATACTGGATCGAACTCCGGCCTCCATTGGTCCAGATATTTAACGCCATTCCCTCTTCCTTTCCCGCCTTCTTGGAATCTGTATACGCTAGCATCATAGTTGATGAACCCGTCAGCGGTTATTTTGAATGTCGATTGTGCGGTTTGAGCACTGAACTCATCATATACGACATCAGCATCTATCGTTCTTTGAACGTCCGCGACAAACTCGTTAAGCCTTATCAAGCAGTCTGGCGCACCGATAAGCCTGAATATGAACATCAGCGCATCGCGAGTGCCCTTCTTCTTGAACAGCCACACGATGTTCACCAATATTCTTCTCCATATCTCTATGTTGTACTCCTGTATTGTGGTCTCTTCATCATGGGTATCGCTAGCCAGATAGTTGAAGAAGTCCATTTCATTGAACCCGTTCGGCAATTTCAGGCCAAGAAGCTGTGTAAGCTTGAACAAGAACTTGTCAGGAACATTGTTCTTCTGGTCATACGTTATCGTATGTCCGAATGCAAGTCCATCAACATATCTCTTTATGATGTCGAATTGATGGGCGTATGCCTGAACGATGTTCCTATAGATCTCCTGTTCTGAATCAAGCTCCAGATAGTTCTCAGGTATTACAGACCTCATAAGGACATCGGTCTTCTCAATGTCCATTTTCTCCGTGAACTCTAAAAGCTCATTTCGATATGATTCAAAATCATCTCCTGTTATGTCCGGATTGAATCCATCGATCAACTTTGGCCAAGTAAACGATACCGGGATCGTTGTTCCATCGTCAAAATATGGGTTTGGCATCAGCCAGTTGCCTCTATAGAGAATGTGATACTCAAGAGGGGACAAGGATGACTTGAAGTTTTCAACCACCTTGTCATTCGGCCTGATGTACAGATTTACTGTTGAAGATGACGCGGCGCTGCTAAGCAGGCTATCCAACACTTGGAATTCAAGATATTCACCCGCAGAGAACGTATAACTGACAATGGAATGCTGTACAGCGCTTCCGCTTAGCTGAACAACAAAATCATCAGTATCCAGCAAAAGGCTCCTTCCCTGTCTGGTCGATCCAGAGTTCAGGACCACACCTCCCATATTGGTAATGGCAGAATATGGAACCCTGAATTGTGAAATGTCCTTACCTATTCCTGAAGCAGAAGCAGTTATTGCTGTATAGCTGTATATCGTAATGCCGCTTTGACCAAAGTTCTGCGCCAAAACCGCATATGGCCAGTTGTCGATGATGTTATTCATCGCAACCAGCGTCTCCATTCTCATGGATCCAAAGTAAACGTAGCTTGAAGCCTCTCTGTCAACAAGCTTCAATTCCCTTGCATGAACAAACGTGGTATCCGCATCGGTGATACCCGTCATGTTCATGCTATCTATGCTTTCATAGCCATCGAACTTCAGGCTGTTCGTATAGGCGCTAAGGAGGTTGTCGCTGAAATCGCGCTCCATGCGGTAGTTGCCATGCGTGAACACGGACTGAGATGCGGTGGGGAAATTCCTAAGATCTTCCCCCGGTCGGAATCTCAATGACAATGTGTTCGCGGAGCTTGGTTGGCCAAAAGGCATTACCGTTGGTGTTTCACATAAATAACGATTACAAAGGTTTTAGAACCAAGTGGCGATACTTGTTTGTTTTGGTCCAGCTACAACGTAAATTCTTGATCGAAGTATTTACTACAAACTGGACCTTATGTCCTTTCTTCTTCAATATCCCAATACAACATTCATCAATGTCAAGCTGACTGACACGGGTAGGCGTTTGCTGTCAGAAGGTAAGCTTGCCTACAAAAAGGTGGTGTATTCCGACAGGGAAATCGATTACAACATAGACAGAAGCGGTCTGAACGACCTGTTTTTCAACAGGGTAATGGCTCCAAAAGATGATCAACCAAGATTGCCACCCACCAATTTCGATGGCACCCCTGCAATAGATATATCATCAAGCCTGTTCAGTGGCACATTTGTCGCAACCGCCGATTGTCAATCCAGAGGGTTTTATTCCGCTCGCACGCAAGCAATAGCTACGGGTGGAACAATTCCCAGCGTAAGGGACCTGATGATCAGTTCTGAGTTCAGGCTCGGGGTGGCCAACACCAATGCAACGAATTTTGATGGCACCAATGTTGTTACGCTAACAAGCTCTTCCTATTCCCCTCCTGAAGGTACGCTGGCTTTTGTTGTATTCAGCAATCCAGCCGTCAACGGATCTGCCAACATAACCTCTGATGCCCCATTTGCGGCGCTGTGGTACAGAGTCACAGGAGATACGAGCAGCCTCACAGCAGACAGAGAGTTCCCAGATTTCTCCGCCGCAGTCAACAACCCATCTTCACAAATACACTTTTACCCTTGGAACGGGATAAGACAATGTTATGGTTCCGCAATAACAGTAGATTGCAAGGTTTGGAACATGAACATTGTTCGTACAAGCTCAGAGATAGGTACTGAACTTGGGGTAAGCGGCTATACGGCCTATGGGTCAACCGACTATAATGGTCAAAAACACTTCTTCGGCTTCGATAACCATTATCGACAAATCGGATTCATACACTTTACGAACGAATACACCGGAAATACCTATCAAGAGCAGTTTGTGCCGGGAAGCTTTGAAATGGACTTACCGCACCTGCTTTGGCATAGACATCCGTCAAACCCCGGAGAAGGAGAACATGGCGGTCATCGATTCTTGGATAGAGGCAGTGATGTATTTTTTGATGAAGCATCGCAAACCACCTATACCCTTCTAAAAGATGACGAATCATCAGACGCTTGGGTGGTGGGTAGAGTTTACCAAAAGCTGAAGCTCGCGGTCATCACAGACCCTGAACTATTGACGGCCTTGACTTACAAGAGCAATCGCAACTGGACATTGCCCCCTCTGAATCTTTCCCCCAGACCCACCCCAAGAACCGGATTGACAATCAATGATGTCGCAGGGTGTTTGCAGGCGGATAAGACATACTATGTCACATATGGGGTCTTTCTGGATTCCGGTTTTGGATCTTCAAGCGCATTCGGATACAAGAACTTCTATCCGTGCAGTTACATACAGAAAATAACCGGAAGCACAGATGATGATGGTTATTCCCCCTATCTGTCTGCCACATTCCCCGCCCGTGCGTTCCCATACATGCGCGATTCAGTGGGAATGACCGCATATTCAGGAACGGGATGGAATGCCAATACCATGCACATCCTGATGAAGGAAATCAATACGGACGATGATACTGGCGTTGACAATGTTGGTTCTGATGGCTGGAAATTGCTCATTGGTGGAGGATATTATGAAGGTGGTGAAGATGGGGCAGCGACCATAAATCCTTCCTATGCCATAACGCATGAGTTCGTAGTCGATGCAAGCGACTTGGAAACTGGATTCACATATTCAAGGTCTTCATTTTTCAATGACAACAATATCGACTACAGGCTTTCTGGGAATACGATTGACATGAACATTGGCAATGAGGCGTTCTTTTTTGGCAACATAAAGGTTGCTACCATGAAGACCACTTACAAAACCGTCATATCACTTCAGGCGACCAATGAGCAGCACAATGAATCAGAAAATCTGACTTTCAATCCGGACGTTGACGAGAGCGTTTACATCACAGAAATAGGGGTACTGGATGACCAGAATAGGCTTGTTGCCGTTGGGAAGCCGACGAATCCCATCAAGAAAAATGATTCCACTTTCCTGACTCTACAATTGGAAATGGATTTTTGACAGCGTTACTATTTACTACTAAAGAAATCCATGGGTTATCTCGCTTCAGCAGCCACAATATATGCAAGGGCATACTTGACCAGCAAGGGAAGGGAGTATCTGTTCAACAGGGACAATATTCGCTTCAATAGCCTTGGTCAAGATCTGTTCAAAATTGAGACGTTCACCCTTGGCGATCCCGATGTTAACTATGAAACAAGCCAAGTCCTTCCAGAAGGATGGGTTCCCGACATTAGCGGAAAGTATGATAGCTGCTTGAAAACAGCACTTGATTACGAACAAAGAAACCTGCTTTTCTATCAGAACTTTGATAGTGTCATTACTGAAGACATAGACTATACTACCGATGCCAATGGGAACCTTATTAACGTTGATGTCAACATCGGAAGCAATGATATCCCTGTTGGAGTTGATGGAACTCAGCCAGCAGGCGGTGGTGGGTTAATAACAGATGCTCCCAACGTGGACAGAAACGCAGGAGGAACAGGCGGTGTTGTTGTAGGACGTCCAAACAACACTGGATTTAACGAATCAACAGCAGGTAGATAATGGCAACAAATCCTCAACCATCCAGCATCCTGAACAAGAAAGTCCAGTTTGGAACGGTCAATAACACCAATGGCAGTGTTATTAACGAACCGTTCCGTGTCTTTGGTCCATATGCACAAGGAGTTCAGGTCACTTGGCTAAGAACTGGAAACAAAGCCGTTATACCATTGACAAATGAAACGGGCGAAGGGTCTTTTTTCTTGAAGATACACTATCCAAATACATCCAGTACAAGCCCCACCGTTAATAGAACAATGTATGTCACATTCTGTCAAAAGAACAACACGTATGATGATGGATACAAAGACTTCATCCAGCGTGTACCACCAGCATACATCACTGCGCTCAATAAGTGGATTGACAACGGAAGAACACCGTCCACATCTGGCGTAATTCGATACAGAAAACTCAGCTTTACTGCATATGGGCAACAAACATCAAGAGTGAACAAGGCTGTTAGTTTTGAAGTGAGATTCAACTATAGAGGAGCCAATGTTGGCTCCGGAGGAAACACCGGAGGTATCCCAACGAACACGTTCACTAATTCTGATGCCACTTTCAGCCCGAACACGAATAATGGAGGAGGTATTACGGAAAACAATAATCAGGTAAGATAAGATGCCAAGCAACTTCCATAAGAACGTACAAAGCGTTATCTCAACAAGAAAGGAGACCCTAACGCCTGTAACCATAGCCTCAGCAACCTATACAGACTTTCTGTGGACCTTGGTTGACAGGACAGACCTTACTGCATGGGAGACCAATTACACGTCGTCTTTCAATTTGCCATTTGAATCAGATGCATTTTCAAGTGCATCAACCCTTTCCTTGGCATATCCTGAGTTGCAGCACTTGAATACGAACACCTTTCTGCTTGGGGTAATACACCCAGACCACTATAACGAAATGATAGATGGTCGCTCTATCGTTGTAACCGTTCCTAGAGGTAACACCAGTGTAACTTGTGTATCATCAACCTATAATGTTCTTTCAAAATCAGAAAACAACATTCTTCTTGGAAAGAACATCGCCTTTCTCTTTTCTGATGCAATAAACAGACCCTATACAGGCACCACCGATGGAGGAGCTAACAGCAGAGCTACCATTACATCATGGTCTGCTGCGACATATCTTAATCGTCCTGCCGCTGTAAGTTATCAGAATCTGCAAACCAGCGACATCAATACAGATCAGCGCTCTTGGTCAAGTGTAAAGAAGGCTGTCAACATATCACAGGCATATCCCACCAATACGAACCAAGGCTACAACTACGACATACCAGTTGGTTTCGTTGCCCTTGATAAAGGATTCGTTGTCATAACGCATCCCTATTTGACCACGGGTGTCACTTGGTCAAATGGACTCTTGGTACGCGATACGATCACGACCAATACGGGAGGTGATACGACCAATATAGGCTTCTCTGCCAATAGCGGCATTTCCTTCTACGACATAGAGGTTGAATACAAAACCACTGTTGTGACAACGGCCTTGCCGAACGAGTTCTACTTCTCGAACAATCCAACATGGGATTTCGAGGCGAACCTTGATGAATATCAATTGGGTGGGAACAACTTCACAACCACTTATGTCACCGAGATCGGATTGTACAATAGGAATGATGAGTTGATAGCCATTGCCAAATTGGACAGACCGAAAGAAAAGGGTTATACCGGAGTGATGACCTTCTCATTGCAGATCGACGTTTAATCCTTGCGGCTGCTGTTGGCTTTGTGATTAGATTTGCCTATATTTCTTAGGTAAATGATAAACAAGACCACCCTAGCTTTGGACGTATCCACCTCCGTAATAGGCATATGCCTATTCGATTCTGACGGCATACTCCACAAAATGGACCACATCAAGTTCGGCTCCAATAAGGAGCAGGACCTGTTTGAAAAGGCTGAACTGTTCGAAAAGAAGGTTGCCGGAATGAGGCGTATGGAATTGGAGAACGGCACAATTCTCGAAGTCCAGTATGTGGCCATAGAAGAACCTCTATTGAGAATACAAGGAAAACACAGTTCTGCGGCGACCATAGGCCTGTTGAACTTCTTCAATGGTATAATCAGCGATCGGTGCTTCAGGATCTTCGGCGTAAAGCCAGTACACTACAATGTGAACCATGCAAGGGGCACTGTTTTCCCGAATATGCCGAAGTCCAATGAAACTACCGCCAAACAGGAGGTTTGGAAAAGAGTAGTTGCGCTGGAGCCTCAGATCAACTGGCTATATGGCCCGAAAAGTCGCAAACTGCTTGATGAGAACTTCGATATGGTGGATGCCTACGTGGTGGGAGTGTGCCACATCCTGAACATCATGGAGCAGGAAGAGGCTCAGGAAAAAGCCTAAAGGGAGTCATGGTATTTCCTTATATTTGAATTCCTTACCATGAGCATGCGGATTGCACAACTTGCTGATATTCAGGTTCGTTATGGCAAGCGTCATGAAGAATTCGAAACGGTGTTCAAAAGAACCTGCGATGACCTTATTTCACAGAATCCTGCCCGGATCGTTGTTGCCGGAGACATCTTTCATGACAAAGTGAAACTCTCTCCGTTGTCGATTGAGCTTGTGTCCAAGTTCATGTTCGATCTGGCTGACATCGCCCCAACGGATGTCATACTTGGGAATCATGATCTTAATCTCAGGCAAATGGAGCAGGGCGATGCCTTGTCTCCTATATTCAGGATAGCGGAAAGGCTGAACAAGGAGGATAAGGCGGTCATGGTCACCGAGGACAATAAGGAGCAGGTCGACTTCTCTCGCAAAGCAATATACTACTACCCCAATAGCGGCCTGTTCGACATATCACCAGATCTTGTTTATGGCATTTTCTCATGCAAGGACAACAGGATAGTCAGGATACCTGAAAAGGACCCGAAGAAGACCTATGTTGCCATTTGGCATGGTACTCTTTACGGATCCAAAATGGATAACGGCTATGATGCCACCGGGGATGGGTTGGCTAAACTCAGCATGTTTGATGGGTATGATGCTGTTCTAATGGGGGACATTCATGAATACCAAACCTTCGATAGAGAGCACTTCATTGAGGTGGACGAAGACAAGATAAAGACCTTCATACAGCAAGGTTGGCAACGTGCAGATTCGATTATCTCTGTACGATCTGATGAAGAAACATATGAGTTTGAGTGATGGGAAAAGTTAGACTTAAGAAAATAATTCCATCGGCAGCTTATGTAGGGTCTCTCATCCAGCAGGGATATGGAGAGTCCATAAACAAAGGCTATAACCTATGGACCATAGATGGCCAGAATGTAAGTCACGTGCGTCGATACATACCCAATGATTATGGGTGGTACAAGATGACCATCACTCGTGGTGAGAGCATAGAAGAGCGCATAAACAACATTCAGTTCAGCAGCAACAAGAAGAAGACCAGAGTCTATATTGTATATGAGGATTTTGAGGAAAGCTATTCAATAGAGAAACTCAATCAGATCAAGCAACTGGTCAAGGACAAGCACGGCTGCGAGGTCATTCACGTAGAGTTCCGAGAACTTGAAAAAGAGGCCACAGCCTCAAAGGAGTCCCAACAGGATGAAATGGACCCCGAGGATATCGAGAAGATGCTCAATATGTTTCTCGATGAGAACGAGTTCGACCTTGATGACGACGGAGAGCGCGAGGAATTCATGGAGTTCGCCATGGAACTTGAACGGGAAATAGACATTAAAAGAACTTCTAAAGGCAATAGGAGGTATGTCCTGCTCTCCACCGAAATCAGCAATGTCTTTTCGTTCCCTGTTGAACCAACTGTGATCCATTGGGACAAGCTCAAAGGGATAACTGGGGTGTTCGGAGAGAACTTCTGTGGTAAATCCAATCTCCTCAAGGCCGTTGTGTGGGGGATGTTCCAGCACATCATGGGAGGAGCCCATGCAAAGTATCTGGTCAACATATACACCACTTCTGACAAGGGATATGTCATCAACACCTACGATATCGACGGGGTTAAATACAGAACTACACGAGAAGTACATAAAGGGAAAACCAGTAACAGCTATCCGACCAAATTCGAAGTATACAGAGAAACAAGGAATGAAAGCGGAGAGCTTGAATTCCGCTGGTGCAACACCTTGTCAGACAATACCACTGCCGACAATACGGAAGTGAAGAACATGATCAACGATGCGCTTGGTACCTATGATGACTTTACCAAGGTCAGCATCCATGCACAGAACGAGAAGGATGGATATCTCAGTTTGGAGCAACAAGAGAAAAATGACTTGATAGCTCGTTATCTGAACCTGCAATCATACAAAGAACGTCATGAGTATGTTAAAAAGCCGTACAATGAACTACGAGCCAAACAGAAATTGCTTGGCGAGTCTCTCGACATAGAGTTGGAGATAAAGGGACTGCAAGATCAGTCCGCTGAAAAGGAGAGATTGTACAATGCTCTTGAGGAAGAGCGCAAGAAATGGGCCAAGAAACAGGATGACGCGCAAGCGAGGGTCATTGAATTGACGCGCAAGATCCATAAAATAGAGGAGATAGACTACGCCAGCAAGGAGGATATCATCAAGGACATCAGCAAGAAGCAGCAGTCCATATCGTCCATGTCCTCCGTTGTGGCGGCATTGGAAGGTTTTCTTGATACGAATCCCATGAAGGTCCTTGATGTGGACCCCAAGCGCGATGAGGCGGTCATAGAGGTCGACCTCAAGAAGGTCAGGGAATCATATGCCAAGGAAAAGACCGCCTATGCCGAATTGAAGCAGTGGATCACAGGCAATCCAGAGCGCCAACTGCCAAATGTTGACATCAAGGCGATGGCGCAACGGATAGAGGCGCTAAACAAGGAGTTGAACGAGCATCAGAACCAGCGCACTGTATTCTTGGGCAAGAACTGCCCAACATGCAAACAGCCCATACAAAAGGCTGACCCGGCTGGTGTTGCCCGTATGGACAGCTTGATCGCTCAGGTCAACAGTTCCATTCAAGAGTGCAGGGACTCAGTGGATGCGCACTCCAAGGTCGTTGAATACAACAACATTGTTGCCAAAAAGAAGGTAGACCTTTCCAGCATCGAGGTATCGCTAATATCCAAGAAGCAGGTCATAGATTCATTGAAGCTGGAACTGGAGAACTTCAAGAAGAACAAGGAGTTCATCGAGGTCAACAAAAACATCGAAATCAAAAAGGCCGAACTTAAGAAGATCGCCCTCTTATTGGATTCCGAGCAAAAAGCGCTTGTAAAGCTTCAGGAGAAGGAGTCAAAGTTCGATTCGAATGCTTTGCTCAAAAACGAGAACAAGAAAACAGAAGCCGATATCGCCTCAGTTCAGGACATGATCAACACCTACAAGGTGTCCATCCATAAGCAGCAAACACAGATCACCTCGTTAGTGGCGGATATGCGTGTTCTCAGTAGCAACATTGCTGATAAAGTAAAGAAGCTCAATGAGGTGAAGAGCGGTGATAAGAAGTACAAATTCTACTCCATTTACCTTCAGGCTGTCGAGCGCGGAGGAATACCAGCCATGGTCATCAGGACCAAATTGCCATTGGTCAACAACAAGGTCAACTCCATCTTACAGACCGTGGTCAATTTCAAGATGGAGTTCTCTATCGACACGAAAGGAAACGTGACAGAGCTATTCTACAACTCATCCACCAAGTGGGATTCACTTCCGCTTGCAAGCGGATCAGGCTCACAGAACTTCATCATCGGCATAGCCATAAAGGATGCTCTAAACTACATAAGCAAGAACTCAATAGTGCAGCCATCCATCATCATGATCGATGAAGGCTTCGGAACCTTAGGTCCTGAACTGAGAGACAGCATCATGGTCATGTTGGAATACCTGAAAACAAAATACCAGAACGTCATTATCATAACCCACTTGGATGAGGTAAAGGAGGGCGCAGACCATGTCATAGAAGTTTTGCGAGATAGAGACGTCATATCCGAATCCCTTAAGGAAAAGGATGACAAGGCTGGTATATCAAGATTGTTCATAAGAAGATGAAGAAGGGGCTTTTCGATATGCTGCTCGATCAGATCATGAAAGAACGTGATCGCGAGGAGTCTTCCATACCCTCCAAGGATGACCCCGAGAAGGACCTCTCCATGGAGGAAGAGGCAAAAAGGCAGGTAAAGCTGCGTGAAAAGAAAAAGCTTGACGAGCTATTGAACAAGAAGAAGAAAGAGGTCGAAGAGAAGGTTCAAAAACTGAAGAGGGTAGAAAGAGAGAGCATTCGTGAACAAGAGAGAAAAGAGGCAGCCAGAAAGCTCATCCAATTTCTGGAAACCCCTACCGATCGCCTTACATGGAAATGCGTCTCTGGCAGCAACAATCTTCAAGGCTCCTCGAATGACAGCGTCCTATTCGAGATACGTCGCGGCATTTCAGCCTTTGAACTCAGGCCCATGTCAAACGGCAATGAAAAAGTGAACATGCGCTTGAGGCTAAAACAATTGCGCACAAGCAACATATTCACTGATTCAAACGTAGAACGACTGAAATCCAAAGCCGATAAATTGCTGGAACGTGTTGAGAAAATGGAAGCAATGAAGGTAAAGGAGCAGTCTAAAACACCACCTCAACAACCATGATATTCTTTACCTCGGACTGGCACTTCAATGAAACTCGCATTACACCCGAGTTCAACCCCTTCTTTCGTCCCTTCAAGAGCGTGGAAGAACAGAATGAGACCATGATAAGCCGTATCAATGAGGTGGTATCCGAGGATGACGACCTTTATCATGTTGGTGATGTATCCATCGACCTTGATGGCATCGACTTGATGAGCCGCATCAAGTGCAAGAACAGAACGCTCATCCTAGGGAATTATGATCTGGATAAGCCGGAAAAGATGCCTTTGCTGAAAAAGCAGTTTGACACGATACTGGATTCAGTATACATCAATTATGAAGGTACTTCACTATACCTGAATCACTACCCCGTGAATGCTGTCAAGGATGCATTCAACATCGTTGGCCACATACATGGTCTTTGGAAAGTGCAGCCCAACATGGTCAACGTAGGTGTTGACGCATGGCACTATCGCCCTGTGAGCATGACCGAGATCCTGTTCGTCAAGAATGCCATTGAAAAACACTACGACAAAAACGTCTTCCCATGTGTCAATTGATCCACTCTGACCAACCATGGGCAACCCGATTAAAAGGCGTGCCCACCATTTTCCTTGCAGGGCCCTCCCCAAGAGGTTATGGCGAAGGGTTCCCACCTGATTGGCGTGACGAGGCATTTCCTATGTTCGAGAAACGCAATTTCATGGGACGTCTGTTCGTGCCGCGCCCTTCCAACGGCAATTCAACAACATATGACGGACAGATCGAGTGGGAGCTTCATCATCTCGACCTAGCGGACGTCATCATGTTCTGGGTGCCAAGAAAACTACCCGGAATGGAAGGCCTTACAACGAATTGCGAATTTGGCCTGTATGTCAAGAGTGGAAGAGTCGTGTATGGTCGTCCGGATGACGCTTTACAGATCAGATATCTGGACCACATTGGTCGCAAGTATGCCAACCTTGAACCTTACAACACCCTTGAAGACACCGTTGAGGCTGCCATGTTTTTCGCTGAATGGCGAGCCAAAGCTCACGTCTGAGGCGCTGCTGCTCCTACTTGGGATTGCTGCCTAACGTCGTTCTTGAAAAGCGAACGTATCATTCCCTGTCTTTGCTGGGTCTTCGCCTCTGGTGTTTCTGATGCCTTGGCTCGATTATAGTCAGCCTGCTTCTTTTTCGCATCCATGGGATTGAATGCAATGATCGTTCTTACAAAAGCGCTATCATTCGGGTTGTAGCCTTGAAGCGGCACTTTGGAGAAGGTCTTCCCCGTGAAGAACATGCTCTTGATGTTGCTGGTGTTGAAAAGACGCCATTCGTTCTTTGCTTCCGCGCTACGCTTTCCTGTGCGTATAGCGGCCTTTTCCGACTGGCCTTCAACGTGAACCGCCCTGAGCATGGTTCTACCTTCCTTGTCAACTCCTAATGCCACAGGTCGTATGATCCTGTATTTTGATATGGGCATCTTGTACTTCTTGTTGTTGCTTTGGAAAAGAATACCCACCTCCAAGCCGTACTCTATCGCCTGTTGCATCAACTCCTTGTTGAAAGGAACGCGCTCGTTGCTCCTTTTATAGGGGTCAGCTTCGGATAGAATGGACTTGAAATCAAGTCCAGCAAGCTCCATAAGCCTTATCTTATGAGGAGAACTTATGCCCATTTAGCATAAATAGAACGAGCCTATGATTATATTTGAAGATAGAAATAGGTTTCATGGTATCAACGACCAACAAAAAGGATGGCAAGAGCGAAATGTTCGCTCTTATGGAGCAGGGGAAGAAGAGTGGCAACAAGCACATATCCTTCTCTGAATTCGATCTGTTCAACAAATGCGGCCATAAGCACTTGGTGTTCAAGCACCTTGGGCTTGACACCGAACCGCCATCAATACATCTTGCATTCGGAGACGCTGTTCATGCCACCATAGAAATGGCCCTCATGGATCAGGTGGACATGGAAAGTCGCTTGAACTACTTCAGGGCAAGGTTCAGAAAGAACATGGACGATACCATGCTTGGCCAACCAGACTATGCTCATTTGCATGACTTTATGGACCAAGGTTGCAACATCATAGCACAACTTGACATCTCTTCCATTCTTTCCGAATATGACATTGTAGCTGTTGAAGAGCCGCTATATGAAAGGATATATGGACACTTCTACTTCAAGGGGTTCATCGATCTTGTTCTTAAGCATAAGCAAACTGGTAGGTATTTGATACTTGACTGGAAAACATCCACCGCAGCATGGATATTGAAGTACAAGTTTGAAGATGTCATCTTCTTGATGCAAATGAAGATGTACAAGTATTTCTGGGCCAGAAAAAACAATGTTAATCTGTCCAAGATCGATGTGAAATACATGGTTTTGAACAGACTTGCGGACAAGAAGAATCCCAAGAAAGGGTTTGGCGAGATACAGGAAGTACCAATGACAAGCACTCAGGCTGAGATAAAGAATGCCATGACAT